TTAAAAAGCCCTTTTATCAAAATTGTTAGTATTGTCAATATTGCGAGTATGATTTCTGCTAACAATTTGATTATTTCGAGGACTTGTTTTAAGTCCTCTTTTTTTCGCCTCCTTTCTTTTTCCTTTCGACTTAATTTTCTTTTCATTGTCCACCACCTTTCTATCTCCCTCTTACATATGTATAGTAACATATTTTTATGAAAAATGCAAGCGTTTTTGATAAAAATATTTAAAATTATTTACAAACTTTTTATACACAAAAAAGATAGCCATTTCTGACTATCCTTTGTTTACTTCATTCATTTTTTTATTGTAATAATACAATATTATCAAAGACACTATTATACTTAACGTGACTATTATAAGATTTTCTATCAATGATTTTTCTCTTAGTTGTTCTATCAAAGGTATCCTCTGCCATTTGTTTTCTAGTATCAGTTTTTCTATATTTCTTTTGTATTGCCAATCTCTCTGCACTATAGAAAAAATCGAACTGACAGTATACAGTAAAATCAATTTCACTATACCTTTGTTCGCAAAATTGATTTTCTCACTTTCTTGAAAATCCTTATGCCTTTTATCCTTAAATATCAAATCCCTAATCGTCTTTTTTGTCCCGACCGTTGCCATCGTTCCCACCGCCTATCCATTTGTCAATAACTTTATCCAATGCCTTAGGCACTTTGTCTTCGAGAACTTCAATTATCAATTCAACAAAATAACCCACGACAATTATTATCAACATTACCACAATATCAATTTCAGGAATCTTTTTCAGGAATCCTAAATACATTAGAACATATAAAGCTAATGCCATTATCCCATACAGAATCCTAATTGCTATAGGATTTATTTTTAAGTGATTATTCACTCTATACAATAAATTCCCTAGCGTTCCTAAAATCAATCCATACACTATGAAAACTAAATCAACTAAATAATTCTCCATTTCTGCTCCTTTTTATGAATTAAAATATTTTTGGATTTTCTTTTTTCTCAACATCAAACGCTTTTTGAATTAATGTCTTTATGTCAAATTCTTTTGATAAAATTTCAATCCCTTGTTCTAAAATTTCTTCTCCGATTTCTTCGGCAAAGTTTGGGATAAACTTTCTATCAATTTCTTTTTCTTTTTTTACATATTCTCTTAGTTTATCCCAAAATCCATCTGCTACAGCATCTAGTTTTTCAATTCCTTTTTTTGTCTTTTCTGTAATTTCTGTTTTATAAATTCCCTTTAAAATTAATTCTTTCGCCTTGTTTAAAATATAAATTTTTGTTATTGTATTCATTTTTATCTCTCCCTTTTCCTTAATTTTATTAATATCATTTTTAACGTGGCTAACAAGCCTTACAATGAATTTTACCTTGCTAGCCAACCTATTTATCCAAAAAGTTTTTTAACGTCCAAATTCAGCTCGTGTTCAAGCTGTTTTCGCATTACTTCAGTTCAAAATGTGGCGTGTCGTGCATTTTCCAATTTCCGCCCCATTCGACATTTATGTTTTTGCTTTTCGCAACAGATAAGATATGATTTGCTATTAATCTTAATTTCTTATCATCATACCCTTCTTCAGATGTAAATTTTCTATACACGCCATTTTCTATAACTCCACAAGGGAAAATATCGACAGCATGTCCGTATCCGTCTTCTTTGATTTGATGATTAGATTTAAATTTCTTTCCATCGCAATTTGTTACAATTCTACCTGGTTTGCTTCTTCCAATTTGGTATAATGCAAACTGTTCTTCCGTTGTCCTAGCTCCGTCTGTAATTCTAAAATCAAATGGGCTATTTTCAATTGCAGCTTTCATAACTTCAACAAGTTTTGGATGGACTTTTTTCATTTTATCCAAACTAGTTTGACTGAAAGAATATGTTTTGTTCTCTGTTACTGCGTTTTCTTTGTCCCAATCTTTCAAATATTCCTCCTTTCTTTCTATTCTATTTAACCAACCTGTTAAAAATCTTTCCTGTGTGCTGTCAGCTTCAATTTTGCTTCTGTAATAAATTCTCTGCAAGTTGTGATAAACTTCTAAAAATTTACCAGGATCTGTTGCGTTTAATGCATCTAATGTTTTGTTTCCAATTATTCCGTCCACATCAAGATTTGCATTTGTCAATTGGTTTATAGCAATCTGCGCGTTTTTTGTTCCATTTCTTCCTGAATTAACTGCCCAGTCGCATATTGATAAAGCCACTTTGTCGTTTATGACTTTATCCAACTTGTTTCCAAGATAGTATTTTTTCAGATATATATTTTTTGCAAAATCCTTTGTTAAATCTTGCATGTTTCCTTTATATCCAAAATCCCTTGCTTCTTCTTCTGTAATTCCATACTTAGTTTTTCCGCCCTTGTCATTTTCGTCATCAGAATAACCTCCCTCAACTCTTAACAAATAGTCAAAAATTCTTTCAAATCTTTCCATACTAAACCACTTCCTTTTTCTCATTTTTCTTTATATCTTTTTCCACTGTTTCAGTTATTAGAACAATATTATCCCCTTCAATCATGGCATCTGTTACTTTTAATACTTTCCCCTGCTCCATGATTTCAGTTCCGATTAAATTCCTTATTTCCATTTTCATTCCACCTTTCTTCCTAACAGTTCCATATCTTTTAAATACTTATACAACTTTGCAGGGCTGAATTGATTAGCCTTTAATGTTTTTAAATTGTACGTCAGGCTCTCATCTAATCCCTTGTTAATTAGATGTAAGCATAATTCCGAACAAAAATATTTATCTTTGTGTTCAATTCCCAGCTCCAGCAACTGGCTGAAAAATATAGCTCCGTAGTCGTACCCTTTGCCTTTCAGTTTCATAAACTCTTTTAGCACAACTGGAATTTCAATGTGACTATCCAGTTCAAAAATATCCATATTATCCTTATGGACAAAAGGTTTTACCCTTACTCCACCTGGATTGCTTAGATACACATAGTCATTATATATGAATTCACAATGGCTGTATTTTCCTAATGTCCTTAATGTTATCAGAAATCCTATGACACTTTTGGGCTTATGGAAGCTGATATATAGCTTGTCTTTTTCTAACTGCATAAATACCTCCTAACCTTGTTTTATTTCGCTTTCAAACAATTTATTATATTCAGATTCAGCGTCAAATGTTTTTAATTCCTCAACCGTTTTATTTTCCAAGCTGTGCGACAATGTTGTCTCGGCAACCATTGAGGCTGTCGTATGCTTTCTCATTATTTCAGACATTTCTATAAATTTCTGAACACTTACATTCACATACTTTTCAGAACCATCCTCGGTATAAAATTTCCAGTTGCTGTACTCTGTCGCCATTAAGTCAGTCATAACTTGTGCAAAGTCCAGTTTCTGCCCTTTAGAAATTTTTCCCATAAGCCCAAGGATAAACCTTAGAACCAAAGAAAATAATATTTTAGTGATATTGCTTTGGTCAATAGTCCTATTGTGTTGCAAATATTTAGTTCCCTTCACTTCAAATTCAAAAGGTTTTTTCTCCCTTTCAAGCCTTAACTGATACAATTCTTCTTTCAGTTTTTCAATCCTTTCTTCCTTCTTATAATTGATTTGATTGTTCTCGATATACTCAAATTCAGATAATTCAACAGTCTTGATTTTTCCGTTTTCTAGTAGCTCATTCTCGGCTAAAGTGTATTTTTCTGCTTTATACAGCTCCTCTTTTGTCGCCTCTCTTAGATTTCCGTTGTCCAAAACTGGATTTTGATATTCCAGTTCACTCCAGATGTGATTTTCCGAATCCCAGTTTGGGTAAAATAAATCAGGACTGCTTTTAAACTCTTCCAAGTTAGTGATAATCGGTCTCGCTATTATTTCGAGACTTTTTTTATCATAGATTACAACATTCATTTATATTTTCCTCCTTTTTTTATAATTTGCTATTTCCACTTTCCGATAGCCAAGTAAGACGCAGAAACGTTTCCGGGAGCATTTGTTCTAGCTTTAAATGTTGTTCCACTTGTCGTTTCGCCCGAAGCTATATAAGTACCACCATTTACTGTGAGTATCAAAGAAGTGATTCCTCCCATATTTATTCCGTAATTGTTCATAGTTCCTGATGGACTTGCTATACAAGTTCCAAATCCTAGAATGATTCCGTTTGAAAATTTAATGTGATTGCTTCCAATTTCTAATAATCCTTCTACCCTATCTGAAATTGGCTTATTGCTTATTGCTCTAAACTTTGTAGCATCGTTGTAAGTCAAATTCGTATCTGCTATGCACTCATAATAGAACTTAGTTACACTATCAAAGTAAAATTTTCCTTTAATTTTATTTCCAGCATCTTGAATATTTCCACCGAATTCCATTCCTATTATTTCGGCTAGGCGATTGCCTTCGAGGGCTGTATCTTTTTGTAATCCGTATAGAGTGCTGTCTGACAAGACAAAAGAATTATTTTTAAAATTCAACAAATATTCCTTTTTATCTTTTAAAATCCCTTTATCAACTTTATCCAGTGAATTGTTCTTTAATTGATGAATTTGATATTCTGTTCCACCCAATTTTAAAAACACATCCTCAAATTGATTTTCCCCATCAATTCTAACTAATAGTTTTAATCCGTCAAACACTCCAAACTCTTCAATTCCACTTAATGTCACCTCATAAATATCTTTATTTGTTCCAGCTGTTCTAGTTGCACTTAATGTATGCACTAAGCCCTTTTGTAAATCATTCATAATTTGAGCCGTTAAAGTTGTTCCGATTTGGCTTGCAGTCTCCTCACCTTTCCAAATGTGTCTCACTAATCCTGCTCCGACATCATTGGCATTTTCAACTTTGTAAACATCTAAATTAGATCCTACCCAGTCCTTTATCTTTTTTAACATCTATCTTACCCCTTCCTGTGTAATTACATTCATTCTAGCCAAATTACTTTCATAATTTTTTTGCTGTAAAATTTCATCATAAAAACTGTCTTCAATATTCAAAATTCTTTTCAATCCTACAAATGCTCCGTTCGAAATATAATTTGCTGTCTGCACCCTGTATTTAAAATCAATCGTTATTTCAACCCCTTTCGCCCTTATTTCAAGTAAAATATTTAAAACACTTTTTTTAACATGTGTTGGCAATCTTTTATTCAAAACTATATAAATGCTCCCTGCCTTTTCCTTGTAAAACTGTGTTTCAGATTTTCCTTTAAAACTTCCATTTTTTATATTAAAATCAATATCTTTGCTGTTGCTCTTTACGATTCCCTCGTTAAAAATAAATATATTTTGTTCATAATTTTCAATTATAATCTTTAATACGCTTATTATTGTTTCGAAGGTCGCGTTTCTACTTTTTCTTGATATTTCTGCGAGTATTCTTTTCCTGTATTCCTCATCATTTTCTCTTGCGTTTCTTTTCATGTTAAATGATATTCCAAACTTATCCAAAACATATCCAGTTGCCTTCATAATATCCAGAGACTTCAGCAACTCATATATTCCTTTACTCACTTGCCTTATTTCTTCCAGATAAAGCTCCAGCAAAAAATAATTGTTGCTTTCCCTGTCCCTTTTATACATATGCGGAAACTTGCTGATTATCTCATCTGTATATTCTTTGCTATCTTTATACATAAAGCACCTCGATATTATTTTCATTTATTTGAAATTTTTGACCCACAGGAACATTGAAAACTTTATCAAAATTTTGAATTGCTACGCTGGATTCTGTTAATCCCATTTTTAGATTAATTTTTCTTATGTCGTCAATTCCCAAAATTTCTGAATACGTTTTTAAATAGCTGATAGATTCCCCTGTTTTAAGATTATTTATATAGTTCAATATTTCTTTCTTTATTTGTTGTGTCCAACGGTTATCTTTTTCATCAGAGTTCTTCACTTCCAGAACTTCCACTTTAATTAACAATGTGCTGTATTTGATAATGTTATAGATTATTTTTCTCTCGAACACATCTCTTTTCAGTTTCTTCTCAAAAGTCTGTGCATTAGAATCTGCAAGCGTCAATATCCCATCAGCTTTCAAATCCAATATGGTTTCAAAAATCTTGTCATCAGGAGTTCCTTCGAGAAATATTTTGATAGTTCCAGCTTCTGTTGCTGGCTCTGTTTCGGGATCTAGTATTAATACATTCTTTATATTTTCTAATGCCATAAGTCCGTTATATAACGCCGAATGTGTCGCAGTCTGTTCAATCGTCTGCTTCCTTTTCAATCTCGCTCTATAAAGACTATCACTTTCGTCATCAGCTCCACCAGTTATATCGACATCATTTTTAATTTTAGTAACTCCACTATATTCGGTTGTAAATGAAACATCACTTGTGATATTGCTCTCGTCTCCAATTTCAACCGCCTGAATAAATCCTACTCCGTAATATTCGTTATTATCCAGCTTATCCAAGGTAACGTTAGATAACAACCTGTATTCCTTTTCAGCATATTTTATAATAGTTTGTGCTGGTATAACTCTATTTCTTTCTCCTGTTATTTTTACCTGCCCAGTTGCATAAGCTCCTGGGTTTCGTGGAGTTCTTAACAAAGTTCCGAAATAGTCCAAATAAATCCCAGTTGCTGTATTTAGGTTCATCTGATTATTAAAGTCCAAAAGCTCTTCCCATAATTTTGATAATTCAAAGCCTATTGCTTCAGAATGAATCCCTTCGGGCGTATTAAAGTCAAGCGTGTACTCATTATCCTGCAATCTTACTTTATATCGTTTCTCTATATCTTTCATAATATCCGAAAAACTTTTCAATACAAATCCTGCATCCGTTACTCCAAAATCCATTGTTCCCCCTTTCCTAAATTGTCAAAGTTTTTCCGTTTTTTAACAATATTTCAACATCAAAATTATAATTTCCAGTTCCATTTTTAAAATCACTTTCAAATTTTATTATTTCTGCCACATCTTCATCTGCCAAGATAGTTTCCTTCACTTGAGTTTCAATATTAAACTTTTCCAGCAAATTTCCTATCTGTCCGTTATTTTCGTTTCTTTTAATCCAATAAATACCTTCATTTCTGTGTAAAAACCACTCGTTAAAGAACAATCTTAATTTATTTTCGAGCCTTAACCTTATTTTTTCTATTTCGGAACTTAACACTATGTTTTTTCCTATTACAACATCAATTTCTTTGTTGTCATCTTTTTCAGTTTGCCAACTTTCAACACTTTTCATATCAACTGCCTTTCTAAAAAATTGTAACAAAAAAATCACAATCAAATTAATGACTGTGATTTAATGTTTCTATTTAATTTTCAATTTGGTCTAGTAAATTTTCAACTACTATTCAAAAAATATTTCATCCAGAACTTCTACAGGATAAGTATTAATTAATCCGTATCGGCTGTCAACCGTTGTTCCTATTAATAAATCCTTTTCCCTGCATATCTTAGTCGCTTTCTTTCCTATAGAAGGTGCGTGGTATGATTTTGGCTTTATTCCTTTTATATTAGCATAGGCTATTACTGTCAGATGGTTGCTTGTTACTGTTCTTCTTTGATTGTTTTCCAATCTTTTTATGCTCTTGTCATTATCCTCAATAGTGTTTGCAAGTCCAATCACATTGTTCTCAATATTATTGATTCTGCTTTCAGCTTCTACCATCCATTGTGCCTGCTGTAAAATTAATTCAGCCTGTGTAAGAGGTTTTTTCTTCTCTTCATATTTTCCTGTTTTTCTGATTGCTGGAATAACTTCTGATGTTATCCATTTTCTAAATGGTTTTGCTTCTTTTTTGTCGCTTCGTAATATCAGAGTATATAATCCACTTTCATTTGTGAAGTTGGTAATACCAAATTTACTCCCTAAGTTAAACTTAGTCACTTCATCTTCATCTAATCTCTTGGCTACAACAGTAGGATTTGTTAATTCTAATATATCACAAACATCTTTTATGCAAAACCATACTTCGTTATCCACTAATATTGTTCTTACACTTCCTAAATTTTCTTTACTGAATATTTGAAATCTTTCATCATTTATAACTTTTAAATCGTACATTCTTTTATCCTCCATTATACTATATTTTTTCTTTCAATTCTCGCCACTCTTTCAGCAACTTCCTTTTCACAGTTTCTTTGAACCAATGTGTCTATGTTTGAGCCAGCCTCATAGTATTCTCTTTTGATTGCTGTGTAGTAATCACACAAGGCGTCTTCCAAGTCTACCACTTTTCCCGTAAAATCCTTTGGAACAATGGCGTACATTTCTTCTATTAAATCAAATACTGCCTTTTTTGTTGATTTTAACTTGTGATTGTGTTCATCCAATAAACTTTCTGTAATTTCAAATCCTAGTTCTTGTCTAAGTGTCATAATTTTTCCTCCTAAAATATTTGTTTTTTAAGAGAATATATAGTATAATAGTATTGGTTAGATACGTTATACGTATATATCCTCTTTTTCGTTTCGTTACGAGAGAGGGGATTTTTTATTTTGCTTTTCTTATGATAATTTCTTTTTTTTCTTTATTATAACTCACTTCAATTTCGTTGTTTTCTTTAGTTATACCCATATCATTAACCCATTTACTATTTAATGTCATTCTAGGGGTATATCCACCTGCACCTCCTTTATTAAAATTTACTTTTTTCATAATTTTCTCTTCCATATTTTCACCTCTTCCGTACGATAATTTATAATAACATTTCCGTACGAAAAAGTCAAGAATTTTTTTAAAAATTTTTATTTAAAATTTTGTTTCACTTCTTCAGCGATTGTAGGCATTACAAATCCAACTTCAATCATATCATTATCAACATCCAATTGTAGTATTTTCATATTTCCACTTGTTTCACCATCACTCATAGGATAAAAAAATTGTAGTGCCATACTTTCATATTTTAAGTTTCTCATTTTATACTGTTTGTTAATTTCATTTATATATTTTCTGGCATCTCTAAACATTTCTTTAACCATCATATTTTTGGTAAAACCACCCTTTGCTTGAATTTCTAATACAACACCTACATCAGTAGCTACTATCTTTCTAGTTTTTGGAAACTTTCTTTTTATATTATCTTCAATTTCTTTGTAAGGGTCTGTTTCGACTTCAGTTGCTTTCGCTTCAGCCTTTGGCTCTTCTTTCTTAACCTCTTCCTTTTTGGCTTCGACTTTCTTAACTTCTTTTTTCTCTGCTGTTTCAGTTTTATTCCCTGAATTTGGCGAACTAGCTACCGCCAGAAACAAAAATACAACTGCTAACACAGAATCCAGTTTATCCCTTTTGGTTCTTTCACTTTTAATTTTCTTTTTTGCCTCTTTCTTGCTCATAGTTTTTCTGTATTCTTTAATTTTAGGAATTTCTTTCAAGCTGAATCTAATTACCCTAACATAGAAATATATACAGGCTATCCAAAATATTAAAAACATTTAATATCATTCCTCCTTAAAAATAATTTACTATATTATACACTATTTCTAAGAGAAATTAAAGAATAATTTTAAAATACGGTTTTACATTCCTTTATTTCAAGGTATAATTATGTTGTCGCACAAAGAGGAAAAGAGGTGCTTTTATAAACACAAACAAAACAATAGTTCAGCTGGGTATCAAAATAGCCTTGCAACAAACTCAAATTAACACATTAATTAAAATTTTAACAGAAAAAAATATTTTTTCAAAAGAAGATGCGGAAAATATCCTTAAAGAAAACAAAAAAGAAATTATAAATATTTTAGATGAAATTTTTCCTGAAGAAATTTCAGAAATTTTAAAATCAGAATAACATTATTTTAAATCTTTGTGCGACCCATCCAATCCCAGCTCCTCTTTTATTATTTCTATAATTTGCTCGCTCGCATATTTTTTTCTTTGGAAAATCATTTTATACAGTTTTTTCAGTTTTTTTATCACTTTAATCACCCATTTCCATATTATTTATCGGATTATACTACTATCCCAAACTTAAAAAACAAATATTTTAGTTTCACAGTCATTATTCAATTGCCATTGTCCTTATTTATATCCTAATCCAACGGCATTCCGCCATTAGTATGAGTTAAGAATGATTTGCCGCCAATCGTAGCATCTCCACTCACTTTCAAATTTCCTTTAATGCTCACTGCTCCGCTTATATTTATGGAACTGCCTTTTATGCTAACTCCACTATCATTTATTGTTACAAGTGTTCCGCCGTAAGCAATATAGAAGTCATTAGATACATTCTTTTCTGCATCACTTGTTATCTGCCCGATCACAATAGCGTTATTTATGTCAAATTTAGCACTGGAGTTTGGCTCGCAAGGTTCGGAAGCATTTCGTGCATTGAATGTATCGTGTTGACAAAATGCCACTAAAACTTTGTCGTTTACAGATAACGGAGCATTTATTTTGCATTTGCTACCCCAAAATATTGGAGCAATCGGCACATTTTCAATTACTTCTACTTCATCACGAGTGCCAAAAAGTTCAGGAATATCAAGCATTTGTATACTGCAAATCATATTTGAATTGTCTACTTCCACAATTTTAGCTATTGCAAGGGTATTTAAATTATCAAAGCTACCGCTTATCATTGATTCTATATGATCTCCTACTGTCTTTTTTCTCATTTGTTGCCTCCTACTCCATAAGTTCTTACAATTCTATCCCAGTCTTTTTCTTTTTTCTTTCCGTTACTTTTTGTAGTGGTTTTTTTACCGCCTTTCTTTGTTTCTTTTTTGCTGTCTTTTCGGCTTTCTTTCTCTTTGCTCTTCTTATCTTTTCCATCTTTTTTGCTTTTTTCTTTGCCCTTTTTCTTTTTGGAAGACTTTTCATTTTTACCTTTCTTACCTGTAACAATCTCAATTTCGTTAGCCTTTTTAGTCTCTTCATCATCAAATTTAGTTTTAATTTCCAATTCTGTGTAAGCATCTGTTTTAAAATTCATTACGTGCTTACCTTTTGTAATTAAATATTCTCCTTTAATTTCAAGTTGTTCAAAAGCCTTTTTCAAATCAAGATTAATTTTAAAACCTTCTTGAAATCTGTGGTCAAATATAGCCTTTAAGGTATAAGTCCCGTCGTTTTCTTTAACGTCTTGAAATCTGTTTGGGTCAAATTCTAAAAGTCCTCTATTTATCTTATCTCTTGGCTGAAAAGTCACAACTCCGTTCGTTATAAAGAAAACACTTTTCGTATCTTTTGCCAGTTCTTTGAAAATATGCTTGACATTGTTATGTAGAGTTTTGCCGTCCTTATAATCAATATCTTTCCCAAGCTCTATTTTTCCAGCCTTTAGTTTATCCAGATTTGATAAAATAAGTTTTATGATTGTGCTTGCTTTAGTTCCTTTTCCAACTTTCAAATTAATTTTTGTATCCTTGTATTCATCGTTGTAAGTATTGCAAGTTATCTCAAATTTTTTGTCAGCATTGTTCCAGCTTCCTTTTAAACTCTCAACAATCCCTTTATAAATAACTCCAATATCCTTGTTTTTTCCATCGTTCCAGTATCCTGCTTCAATAATTACTTCCACACCTTTTTTCAGTCTCTTAATCATTTCATCTGTTAAGTTGTAGATAACTATTTTAGCAATATTCGTACTTTCGGTAATGTCAAACTCTGTTTCTATCTCGAAGTCAGGCGATGAATCAACACCGTTTTCAACTCGAAACCTTTCAAACTCAATTTCTTCTGTTTCACTTCCGTTTTTCACTTTAAAAGTTACTTTTGCATATCTGTCCCACAAGATATAATAATTACTGTTATTTTCATTGTTCTGTGTATTTTCAGCCATTAAACCACCACCATAATATCTTGCAACACTCCAGCTGTTTCTGTTGTAAACTCAACATCAAAGCCATTTAAATTAATCGGCAAGGCTATCATCTTAACATTTGGAAATTCCTTATATCTTCTCCTGCATATCAGAAACAAATCTTCATAAGTGTTAATCCGTTGCCCAATATGCAAGTCCTCATTATCGCTTTTTATATCCAAATACCAAAGCCCCCTGATGTTATAAATATCCAACGTTGCTACAAGCGTCTTTTCTCCATCGTCAAGCAATATTTTATAACTGCTCTTACCATTTTCTTTGTACGTAATATCAAAACTATATAATTTTTTCATTCTATAACATCTCCTGCTCTAGGATCAATTTCAAATTCATTTTTCATTGATTCATTTAAATTGACTTCCGTAACTTCCCTGTTCTGCGTACTTGCTTCAGGAACATATGCTTCCGTTGTTGTTTTTCCTTCAGCCGTAGTAAATTTAAGCAAATTTATTTCTTTCAGATTTATTGAAACCTTAATGCTTGTGTGGCTTTCGTAATTTTCGGCATAGCTGACACTTGTGATCGCAAGAGGAGCATAAACTTTATTTAATTTAGTGTACATAAACATTGTGTAATTTCTTTTCCTTGATTCTTTAACAAGTTTTTCAAGCTCATCTTTCCATTCTTTACCATGCAAAATTACTTCGATTTTTAATGTATAAGGATTTACGAACATATTTTCATTGAAATTGTCTTTCAAATAAGATTTGTACCCTGTTATCTCGTTGTCTTGGCTGTAATCAGTTGAAAGAACTAAAAGGGGTATAGTGCCTAAAAATCCATTAGGCTTAATACCAAAATATTTTAAATACAGTTTTTCAAGTTTATCTTTCTGAACTTCAAATTCAGCAAACTTTGTCTTTAAAAAATCTAATACTTGCATTCTATCCCCCTTTACACTATCCCTAATTTTTCAAGTTCACGTTTCAATTCCTGCAATGTTTCGTCAGTTCCAGTAACATTGAATACAAAATGATTATTATTTGTAACGACTGTTCCTGTCTCTTTTGCACCGCCACGTGTATTTTTCTTGATAGATTTTAAGTTTCCTAACATATCACGAGTTGTAGTATTTCTGGCAATCATAGAACCGTTTGGCAACCAAATAGCTTCGTCTCCGTGTTCATCTGTAGTAGTCATATTGTTATAACGCCAACCAGGAAAATAATCTGTTCCTGTCGCCATAGTTCCGTAAGTAGGTATTTTATTGCCCATTTTGTGCTTCATTCTTTGTGTATCTACAGCATTTTTATAACTGCTTACAACTTTTCCTGCATGATCTAATGCTCCACTAATATCTCCGTTCAAAAGAGACTTCATTGCCGCTCCAGCTTCTCTTGCCGCAGCTATCAATCCGCTTATTTTCCCAATCATTTCACTAATAGCGTTTCCAACTACAGTTTTAACAGTGTTCCAAACTCCATTAACTATATTTCTGAATGTCTCATTTTTTTGATAACACTCAACAAGTAAACCGATAAAAAAACCAATTGCACCTCCAAGAGGTCCTCCTAATATAAATCCAGCAATTGCTCCTATTACTGTTACCCAATGTTGTTTTATAAAATTCCAAATTGCATTGACAGCGTCCCTAAACCAGCCTACATTGTTGTATAACCACAATAATGCCATTCCGATTGGTCCACCTAACAAGAAAGCTCCTAAATAACTTAATATTGTTACCCAATGCTGTTTTATGAAATCCCAAGCACCATTAACACCGTCCCTAAACCAAGTTACGTTATCATACAGCCATTTTAACCCTAAATACAGAAGTGTCAGACCAAGTATTATAGCGGCTACAATCCATACTATCGGATTCATTGCAAGAACACCATTTAAAAGCATTACAGCCGCAGATAAGGCTTTAACAATTGTTATCGCTGTTATTAAGCCTAGGAAAACTATTCCCCAAACTCTAACCTTCTCCTTATTCTTGTCAACCCATTCGCTCATTTGCTGTATTCTTTCGGTAAATTTCTCTACATTTTTCTTAAATGATTCCAATTTCTGTTTCACTTCATCGGCAGTCATTCCCCATATTTTAGTTTTGTCCTTTGCATCGCTTGATTTTGTGCTGAAACCAAATATTGCTCCAATAACAGCCATTATTAAATCGCCGATTGCTCCTAATGCGGCACCTAGACTTTGCAACGCCGATTCCCAGACTTTGCTTACATCAGCATTTTCCTGCAAATAATCCTGCCATTGCTTAAACAGGTTAAATATAACTACTAGCCCGATAGCAAGAAGTCCATATAAAACCATTTTAAATGAATTCGCGCTTGCAATCGCTTCTTTTATTCCAGTTATAAAAGGTCCAATACTTGCTTTCAACTTTTGAAAAACTAATTCTCCTACAACCAACGCTCCTAAAACAGAAACTAATTGCAACAGCCAAGGAGCTTTTTCAGCAACCATTCCTATTGCTTCGGCAATTCCCATAAATAGTCCTGCAACTGGAACTAATAAAGGCTCTAATGAATCAAATACCGCCGCAAACGTGCTTGACATTGTTCCCATTAACGTTTCAACTGCTCCAGCACTTCCCTGCATCATGAACTTGCTTAATTTTTCAGCTGCTCCGCTACTGTTTTTTATTTCGTTTTGAAGTTTTTTCAAGTCTTCTATACTTCCGTTTAATAATATATTTGCCCCTCTACCACCTTGCACTCCGAATATAGCTTTTAAAACTCCAGCCTTGTCAGCGTTTCCCATTTTATCTGTTACGCCTTTTAACCTCTCCATAATTGAAGTTATATCTTGCAAGTTTCCTTTTTCATCTGTAACTTTACCAATCAATTGTTCTAATTTATCTCGCTTTTTAAAGTCTTTTAAACTCTCAAAAACTTCATTTAAAGCGGTCCCTGCACTTGAACCTGTCAAGCCACTATCATTTATTTTCCCAAGCATTGCATAAACTGTTTCCAACGGCACATCTAATGATTTTCCTGTTGCTCCAACACGTTTAAAACCTTCTGTTAATCTTGTTAAATCTGCCGCAGTATTTTTGGATGTAACAGCTATCATATCGGTTACTTTTTGAGCATCTTTGCCCGCCAATCCATAAGAATTCATGTGCATTTTTACCATTTCGAGTGCTGGTGTGATGTCTGAATTGAATGCTTGAGCCAAGTTTGCAGCCGACGGAATAATTTCTTTCATCTCATCTTTTTTGATTCCCAAAGTTGCCCCTGCATTTATAGCCTGTGCAACATCTAAATTATTAAATTTGGTTGCCCCACCAACCTGTTTCGTAAGTTTCCTGTACTCTTTTAAGTCAGTACCATATCCTCCAGTCTTAGCAGAAGCCCCACGTAACTCGTAATCAGTCTGTCCGTATTCCTGTAACGCTTCCATTCCAGCCTGTGTAATAAAACTTCCAGCCTTATACAATGCTCCATCACGAACTTTATTTAAAAGTCCTTTTACTCTTTTCATTGCGTTGTCAGCACCCTTTGCAACATTTTTTAAAGGATCTTTGACTGATTTTCCGACTGCTTCCTTTGCCTTGTTCAGTTCATCCATTTTCTTTTTGGCTTCCTGTGCGTCTCTTTTGACATTATCCAGTCCACTTTTTACATTTTTACCTGTTCCAAGCGACTTCATCATATCCTGTGCCGTTTTAAGCTGTGATTTTAGCTGATTTCCTTGTGACTGCAAATGTTTTTGCATATGCTGAATCTGTTTGTTGAAATTATTTAAAGTAACTTTATCTAATGACTTGGCTAGCCTTTCAGCTTCCTTTTGCATAGACTGTATCCATTGCTTTGCGTTCTTGTCTTTTATTACAAATTCCAACTCATAAGTAACTCCTACTCCGCTAGCCATATTATCTTCCTTTCTTCATTTTCTTTTGTTCCCGCTCTTTTATTTTCTGTATTTCCGTATCGTAGAAACACATTTTTAAAAATGTTTCAAATTCCTTTTCAGTAATATCATTTTTGTTATATCTTTCCAAAAACTCAAATGAACTGAAACTCTTAAAATTATCGTTTAATTCAAGCTGAAATGCCAAGTTTTCAACTTCTGTTATTTCCTTTAGCATTTCGTCCTTATTTATATACATTTTCCCTTCATAGAAAAAAGCAGGATTTCTATTTAAGGAAGGGATTTCTTACCACTTCCGACAGGAAAGTAGCTAATTCTGCAATTTCGCTTGCTGGAAAATCTTCGATTTCAAATTTCGGTAATAATCCATCATTATAGAAATCAGTAACCGTATCAGCGAACGAAAATATTCCTTTACCTGTTCCAGGATCAAGTTCCATTTTAGAATATCTAATCGCCTGTCTTGTTGACGGATATTCGCAAATTACATCTTTCGCTTTACCGTCCCAATCAATCAAAGTGTGTTTAAATATCTGTTTAGGTCTTAATCCACCCTGTTGTTTTATTCTTCTTCTTTCGGCTTCATTTCTTCTTTTTTTGATTTCTTCAGCCGTTTCTTCCATTGTTACGGCTTCAACTGCTGCTGTTTCGTTCTTAATTTCTTTATTTTCAACTATTTTATTCTCGCCATCTTGCGTGATAGGTGACAACCCCGCCATTTCTCTTGACATATTAATTGCTTTTTCTTCTTCTTCGTTATATTTTCTTTCTAAATTCATTTTTATTTCTCCTTATATCTTGACATAAAAGACAACCAAATCAGGCGTTTTATCCGCCATATCAGCTGTCTCTTTTCTTGAATTATATTACAAGCTCTCTACTCTCTGCTTCAAACTCCCAAGCCCTAGCTTCAGTACCACTCTCATTTGCATACTTCAATCCAGCCTTTTTCTTAAACGAAACGCCGTTATAAATGTAAGTTTCATTTGTATTTGTATCAGTAATTACCATAAACATTGGAAACAGTCCTTTATTCGCTTTCCAAAGTTTGTGCAGCCTTTCCATTGTTCTGTGTTCTTCACTTCCGTAAAGCAGGCTTAACGTAATAGATACACTTTCATCTACCGATACGTTTACCACTTTCTGTCCACAGCTTGCAATCGTGGAACTTGAACTTTCTGTATTCGGATCGTCTTCAAAACCATCTTCGTGTCTGCAAGTAATCGCATAAGGAATTCCTGCGGCAGTCAGTATGATTTTGACGTTATCCACGTTATATTGTTTTGTTGCCATATATCTTTACCTCCTTATTTATTAAAAATAATTTCTCCGTCTGTTGTAATTGCTCCAGTAAGCGAAACATATCTAACGCCGTTCAGATAAGTAACTTTTAAATCAAATTTGAATTTCCCTTCCCTGATTGACTCCTGTGTTATCTCATCTACTGTCAAATGTCCTAACTTAATATTTATCTCGTTGCCATTCTTATCTTTTTGAGTTATGATTCCAAAATAGCTTCCAGCATTATCCACCATAAACATTCCGGCATTAGCACCTTGTCTACAACGTTCTCTAATTATTGATTCTATCATCAGTCTTCCAGTATCATTCAAAGGTATTTTATCTTTTCTCACCTGGAAGATTGTCAAATCCTTTTTCAATCCATCTCTTAACCAAATCTCAATCAATTTCAATTCAATAAGCGTCTTACTATCTGAATTAATCCCATTTACAACATGAAAATATCCTTGCGTTGGTTTAGATAGATAATTCAATCCAGCGTCCCAGAATGCCTTTTGCTCTGTTTTTGTGAAGTTCTCCTGCACGAATCCGTTAATTTGTGTAGAATGCACAATATAACTTCCCAAATCCTTGTATCCTACCGTTCCACCAACCAATGCTCCAGTAAGCCAGTTTCCTTTTGCCAAGTTCTTAGCCCCTTCAATAACAAATGCTACATTGTCAACATTATTATCTGTCTGTAGTGCTACGGCTTTGGCTGAATTTCCTAATTTTTCATAATTTACAGCTATAAAGAACTGCTTATCCTTGTCAGTTTTTGCATAAGCTATAATACTGTCTATGTAATTTTTCTCTGCGACTATATCCATATTAGTAATCCAGTTGGTAACCTCGAAAGCGTCCTCATGATCTACATAAGTTTTCATAAGTTCCGTAAACGTAGTTGCTGTATTGTTTCCGTACACTACAACATTTAATGGAGTGTATGATTGTGAATAGGCACTTGCTATTAACTTATAAAAAATATGATTCTCATCTAATCCACTCACATTCAGCTCCAATAAATCCTTTGGCTCTGTAATATAAGTTGGCGATATTGCGAAGTCTTTTGTAAAAAACATTAAGCTTCTGACATCGGCATAAAATGCTCTGTTATTTTCTGATTTTATTTGTACATTATTCAATGTATTCAAATCATTTCTTTCTATTGCCATTATTCCTCCCTAAAATCTTTATTTATATAATGCTCTGCAAAATAGCTAAATTGCAGAACTTGTTTGTAATATTTTCTGCCCATAAAATTAAAAGGCGTTTCCTGTATCTTATATACTTTCCGTATTTTCCTTTGATGTTTTCTATCATTAAAGTAATCATTTGTTGCGTTTGTATTTGCCAAAAACATATAAAGCATATCAAAATCATTATCTTTCTCTCGTGATTCCAAAGTCAAAAGTGCCTGTATTTCCTCATCATAACAATATTTATCGTTTCCAAAAGGAATAGGACCGCCTGCATCTTCAATATACAGATTATAGAAAACAAGTGGAAATTTAAGTTTTTCATACTGTTCAGCCGAAATTTCATCACGTTTTTCTTCATTGATAACTTGATTTATGCCAAACTTTTTACAAAACTCTTTAATATCATTCACAACTTCTTTTCTAATTTCGCTTGTCATCTATATTCAGCTCCATTCTTAAAAACTCTCCATAATTTTCTTCAATATTAACTATCCTATAAATCACACCGTTGTGTTTTATTTTCATATTTTCGGAAATTTTGAAGCCGTCTGTATCATTCAGAATGTAATATCCTTCTTTCTTATTCGATAAAAAACTTCCGTCCATACTTTGTGGAAACGATGAATTGTGTTTTGGCGTTAATACAGCCATTTTCACAGTCTTTTCTATCTTGTTTTGAATCGGATTTCCTAAATCATCAAATTCAATTTCAGAATTTTCTGAATATATAGTTACATCATCAGAAAACTTCCTTATAACTTTTAAAACTTTTCTAATAGCCGCCCTAACTTTCCTATCCATTATCCACCACCTCTCCCAACAATTCTTCCACCATTAATCTTAGCGGCAATATTACTTTTAAAACACCCTGTTTCAATCATCGGATTGTTAAATCCTTTTCTCATAATTGTCACAGGACTGTTTGCTGGACTTTTAATTCTTTCAATCATTGCTTTATATTTTGTGCTTGCCTCTGTTCCAATTTTATTAGTCATTGCATCTACACTAAAACTACCATTTATAATCTTGGCAATTCCTTCTTTAAAGTATCTAGCCGCCATTGGCTTAAACTGTTCAAAAGCCTTTTGGTTATAATTCCATCCTGGAACTCCACGACTAGAACCTGTGTCAAGAACATTAGACAGTCCAAAAGCATTAAATCCGCCTTTAACACTATAATTAGTTACTGTTCCAACTTCAATTTTTTGCCTGTTCATCGCCATTAACTTTTCTAGATTCTTGTTTTTGGGCTTCTCCTTTATTTTCAGTTTGCACGGCATTCTTATCACCCAGCTCTATAATTTCAATATTAAGTTTTCTTTCCTCAATTTCCTCTTTCGCAATATTCATTCTGCGAGGTGTCAAATCTAACTCATTATCGCCTTCTTTAAGCAATATATGATTTAATTTGACAAGCAGGATTTCTCCTTTTTCCTTGTTTTTAAAATTAAACATAATCCGCTCCTTAAACTATTGATACAGTTGTTTCGTTTTCATCAATTCCAAGTGTTTTTAACAACTGTTTATACATCACTAAATATTGATTGTTCCCACCTGTTTCTTCAATTACAATGTTAGATACTTGAACTTTTGTAAAATCAAAATCATATAATGAAGTGATTAAATATCCAAAAAGATATATTTTAAGCAATTTTTCTTTTTCACTGCTATGTTTTTCTCCAGCGACTTTATAAAACTGCTCAACAACCCCTACATCAAAATCTGAAGTTTCGGGAATATATTTTTTTAATTCTTCCAAAATTTCATCTGTCATTACTCATCAACTCTTTCGCCGACAAGTTTATTTTCTGATAAAGTTTCAAATTCTGCTTCAGTTAATTCCAGCCTATCGCCAATTTCGTATCTAATATCGTTAAATCTCAAAGGCGTTAAAGCTACTGCCTCAACAATAGCTTTTGCCTCTTCCTTTTTATTCTCTTTTGCCATTCAATTCACCTACCCAACTGTTGCTATGAACATGCTGTTTATTATTGATGGATTTGGGGCAACTAAATCTTCAATTACAACGTTTACATTATTCACAACTCCCGCTGATTTTGATTCAGGCACAACTTCCACAGTTGCAAATGTTCCTGCTATATCTACAACTTCTCTATCTCCTAAATATCCAAGTAATTCATCAGTTTTGGTTGGAGTTGGCCCGTATTCCATTGTTCCTAATTGTCCGTTTGGAATTAGTGTAACAACATTGTCCGGAAATACATTTTTAGTCATTTTTCCAACTTTTATTTTTTCGTCCCAAATCAATATCGTCATTCCAATTACGTCCTCGATAGTAGATTTAATAAGTGCTGGAGTAACCGTAACAATAGTATTCTTAAATAATGCTTTTACAGTATCGTGTTTTTTTAGTGCATTATACGTAGCTTTTGACATTAAAGCTATTTCTACGTTTCCTCCGCCTTCTTCAACCGTTTCTTTCCATCTCTCTAAATCTTCAAGCGGTTTTGCTGTTGCAGCACTCCAAATATTAGTTCCTGCTAACGTTTCTTTGTATTTATCAGCAAGTCTATAATTAATTGTCTGTCCTCCACCGTTTTCATCAACAAACGTTACTTTGGCTGTTGATAAAAATTGTGAAACTGTATAAGCTGCAATTGCTCTTGCACTTCCTAAAAATCCGTTTTTCCCTGCGAATTTATTAAAAATATTTTCTGAATAACTAGCAATTATTGACTGGTTATTTGTATTCAAAATTTCTAGCAATTCTTTTCTGCGTTTCTCGTCAAGCTTCATACCTTCTCTAAAAAACTGCTTATCCCCTTTTGTTGTTGTTTTCAAATCCCAGTCTCTAAACATTACATCCGCATCTAGTTGGCTACTTTGTAATATTTCAACTGCTCCACCGTCTAAACTTCCAAATGTATTTATATCAAATGTGTTTGAAAATACAGCTGGAAACATTGCTTCTACTAACGTAGTTCCTTTTACTCCTGCATAATACTTATTTAAGCTCTTTGCGTTTAATAAATCTGTTAAATTCATTGGCATTTCTTAACCTCCTATTTTCTATCCTTATAAATGTAAGTTATCCCTGCTGGTAACTCCGCTTTTGTAACCGTAATTGGCGTAGAATGTTCTTTTCCTACTGCAATTAATTTATCTAAATATGCAACTCCTTCAAGTGAGACTGTCGCTTGTTCGTTGTCGTTATAATATTTAAACTCAACATCATGCAATAACACAGCTTCCGCCTGCGTTCCTGTCCCTGTCGGAATTACAAATGCTCCTGTTTCTCTTAAATCTTCTCCATTTTTTGCTTTAACAAGTGTTCCAGCTAACAAATACTCTTTATTGGTATTTTTGTCTTTGTAAATGTAATTAGCAAAATCTGATTTTAATATTTTCACTTGCACATTCAGTTTTTCTTTGTGCATTACTGTTCTTTTTAACATCTCAACCTCCTAAAATTTTGTAAGATCTGTTTCGTTGTTTTTGTTTTTCTCAATCATTCTGTCAACAAAATCTTTTTCGTCTTTCTTTTTATCCTTTGGATTGAATCCTCCGTTTGTTATAGAGTTCTTTTTCAAGAAATCTGTTGTGAACTCTTTTTCTTTAGCCGCTACATTCTTAACTGCCAACTCAAGACTTTCAATTGTCATATCTGGTGCAATTTGAACTAAATCAGCGAATTGTGGACTAATCTTTAACTCTGTTATTAGCTCGTTTTTTCTAGTTTTTAAAGTTGTCAGATTTAACTGTTTTTTAGTTTCGGCAAGTTCTTTTTCAATTTTTTCTTTTTCCAAATTTGCCAATTCTTCAGCAGTTTTACCGTGCTTTTGAAATTCTTCAAGCTGTTTATTGCTATGCCCGAGCTGTGATTTTAAAGAATTAATTTCCTTATCTTTTTCAGCCTGTGCCTTTTTAAAATTCTCAATTTCGGTTTTTAAGTCATCAAGAGTTGGCTCATTGCCACCTGTACCAGTTCCTTCTCCATTTCCTTTTCCGTCTTCCGGTTCTTCATAATTTAAATTGAATCTCTTTTCTAGTTTTTTTAACATTTCATTTCTCCTTGTTTTTTTAGATTATTTTTCTGTAACTCATAAATGATTTACAGCATTGATACTCTATAATTTTTTGAGATTTGACATCAAACAACTCATAAATGATTCGTAATCTTTCAACTCTCAAGAATTTTGGTTTATATCTTCAATTTCTTCTTTTGTTTCAGGAAAATAAACAGTAGCCCAACATCTGCACCCTGGCTCTTCTCCAGGGACTATCTCGGCATTATCCCAGTTATAGATAACTCCGTCTCTTGCTTCGTGTGTCGGTCTGACACGCTCATCTCCCATTGTGTTCCACTCGAAATATTCGCTTTCGCTTGCAATTATTTCTTTCAAAAAGTCTTTATAATAATTGCCCAGCATATTCCTAGCTCTAAATTTAGCATTATTTCTCAATTTATCTTTTAAATCAGTTTTTTCCTTGTTTTCTTCAATATAATTATTCAAATTGTTTTGCCATTCTTTTATTTCTTTTATCTGTTTTACTGCTATTTCTGTATGCTTTTTAACATCTATATCTTTCGATTTCTTAAATTTTTTCTCATAAGAAATGCTATAATTAACAAATATTTTCATTAAATTTGAATAATCAATATCTGCCTTTTTGCTATTAAATATCGAAAATGCCACTCTTTTGAAAAAATTAAATAACTTTTTCTCAACTTTATGATTCCATTTAAAATCTATTTTAATCATACAAACCACTCAGATCTTGCAAAGTGTCATCCATCACTTTTTCTATTAAATTTTTAAGTTTATACTCTTCGTCAATCTCTTTTGCCTTGCTTATTACATCAAGGGCTAATGATAAAGTTGTTAATTTAGAACTCTTTTCATTTTCCATAAATGTATCAAAATATGTATAATTATTTTCAGTTAATTCAACCAAACTTCCTGACAATTCCAAAGCAATTTTGTCTAATTCTAGCAAACTTTTTATGAAGTCTTCCCTAAAACTTGCAACTTTCGTTTTAAGTCCATTATTCTTTAATAAATAAGTTTCCTCGCTGACATTTTGCGTTGCTGTATCTACCAAAAGATATTCGGGAAATAAATTTGATAGTCTTTTTTCTAATCTTGCTATATCGTTTTGCATTTCACTGATTAACGGATTTGTCAATTCAATATATTTAAAACTAGCTTCCATTTCTTTTGAATTTTGGGTATTGATAATTCTTTTATTTTTGTATCTAGCCTCTTCCAAAAGTTGTGCGTTCTTTTTAATTTTTGAATCACTAGAATTAACATCCGCAAATTGTTTTACTCCGTTTGCATGTAGCCAAGGATCTCCGTGTATTCCAAATATTCTCCCGATATAACATTCGGTTTCATTGATTTTATCTATAATATTCAATGCTTCTATAATATTGCTATCATTCTTGAATCTCGAAACAGGTATCTTTTCTAAAATAAAAGGTGTTTCAATAACATCCCCTTCTATTTTCTCAACCCTTTTAACAGTTCCATTATCGAGTTTTATATACTCTCTTGAATATTCCCTGCTTTGTTCTTCGCCATTTTCGTCGTAGTAAATTTGTTCTCCTTCGACCTTAAACCTTTTTATCTCCCCAAACACTTCAACGTATTCGATGTCATCTACACTATGTAAAAGATATCTAATCTGCTCATCTGGAGTTAATATAACTTCAACAAATACTTCTTCATTCAAATACATCTCTTTAGCAATTTTTTTACTGAAAGTAGTCATTTGATTGATTTCCCAAATTTCTTTTAATTTATCGTTGTCAATTCCTAAATCCTTTAAAGCTGTGTTTGATAAAGCTTTTACAATATCTCGAATCGGATTAAATATTTCGACAGTTCCGCCAAACAGTCCTGGCATATTCTTACTTAAATTTGATTTACTGTATTGTTCCCTATCATAATAAGTTTTAATTCTTGTTCTTTCTTCTCTAGTCATTAGCCCTCCTTCCTAATATAAATAGGCAATCCCGCCTTCATCTTTTTTTAAGCTATATAAAACATATCTTATCGCATCCATTACATCATCATTTTCCTTAACTGGCTCATCATTCTTCCCCCAGACATAAGAATAAATCTCATCTTCAAATTTCCCTTTAAACGCTTTTTCTGTAATTTTTAAAGCATTTCTTTTATACATTGCACCAACCAAATCAATTCCTTCTTTTACATCTTTTTTTGCATTTTCAGCATTTATTCCGAAATCTAATAACCCTTGCACATATTCAGTTCTAGCGCTATCGCAAAACACTCTTGATACTTGATATTCCTTATATTTCTGTAAAATAAGCATTTTCCAGTAGTCAAAATATTTATGCTGTTTCGCTATAACTTCAACGATATAATAATTATCTTCAAAATCCACTCCAATAACTACCAATGTTCCATAATGCTCAAATCCCCAGTCAACTCCAATGTAATATTCCTTTATTTCAATATTTTCTATGTCCTTAATTACATTTTCTTTTTCAGAAAAATCAGCAAACACAACACCTTCCTGTGCAACCCACAATCCTAAAACATCTCTATCGTAAGTTGCTCCTCGTGGAGTTGTCTTTTTGATAGAATCCACATACTCTTTATTGAGAAAAACGTTATCGTCTAACTTGAAATTACCGACTAAAATATTTAATCTGCCATTTTCTAATCTATCTCCAGCATTGTCGATATAATCTTTTTTTACAAAATGAGCTGGATTATCAGGATTGGTATCAATAAAAATCTTTGCACCTTCTCCTGAAGTTCTTGAAAACGCTTCAGTAATAAAAGTTTGATGTAATGCTGTTGCCTCATTTATATAAGTGCCGTGAGAGGTCATCCCTCTCATTTTTTTCCAGCTGTCTGCCTTTTCTCCACCGAATAAATAAATATTGTTTCCAAACAACTTGAAACTTCCGTCTTTTTTTGGCTTAAATTGTTTTCCTAACATTGTTTCCCAGTCGTTTAAAACATTTCTCCAAATACTTCCGCTCGTTGCTCCAATTATAATAAAATTAAGATTTTGATTGGCTAATGTTGCAATGTGCGATAACATCAGAAAATTATTTAAAAACGTTTTTCCGCTTCTTTTTGCTCCTGTCAGAATTGTTATTCTCGGCTGTTCTTTATTAAATGTTTTCAATACTTCGTACTGTTTGGGTGTTAAATCATTCATCTTTTCCAACCTTTTCCGTTATATTTTTTAACAGCTCAATCATTTCATTTTCTTTTTCTGAATCCTTGTCATCATTATTTTTAATTTTAGCTTTTTCAATTTCTAAACGTTCTTTTTGGATTTCTAAAGCACTCCTGCTTAACTCGTTATTTACAAGTTGTTCTTCTAATTCTGCTTGCCTATAATCAGAAATAACCCTAGCATTCACTTTTATATCTTTTTCAAACTCTTTCAAAAGTTCCAATTTTTGTTTAATCATTGTCATTTCTTCTTTATCTATGGTTTCAAGAATTCTAGTTTCCAGTTTTTCTTTTTCTTCGGTTATCCTTTTTAATCTTTCGACTGCATTATTATATTTTTGTGTTGCAATTTCATTTAAAACTTTTTCGCTTTGTTCTATCTGAATCTGCCTCACACTTTTTTTAATATCGTAATATTTAGTCTTTTTTATTCCGTGTTTTTCCGTGATTTCTTCTCTAGGAACATTATCAAAAATATCCTTTTTTATCTGTGTTTCCTTATCATTTGCACCATTTCTATTTTTGGTGCGTTTTTTAGAATTTGGTGCATTTCCTTTTGGTGCAACTTTTTTTTGCCATTTTTCTCTTTTTTTCCAGCTGTTAATAGTATTTGCACTAATTTTATATTTTTTAGAAAGTTCAGTAACTCCTACACCATTTTCAAATTCATTCCTGATTAATAATTTTATGTTTTCATTTTTCATTTCCTTTTACCTTTTTAGTTTTTTTAGACAAAAAAAGACCGTATATATAAAATCAAGGCTTTTTAGTTCCTCAAATTTATAAATACGGTCATCTTAATATTCATGTACTCAAATATTTATAACTTATTCAATTGTCTTGAAACATCTGCAATTTAGGTTGCCTTATTATTCGCATACTCTTTTTTATATTGCGATGTTTCTGTTTTCTGTATTGTTATTGTTCCGTTTGGTTTTCTTTCAATAACAATATTTCCAACTTTGTCGCTTTTTAAAAATTCTTCAATTTCTTTGAGTTCTTTTTTTGTGTTCAATTTTACCTCCTAATTATACCTTATTTTTTCTATATTTTCAAGTGTTTGAGTTTTGTTTTTTCTCGAAAAAAATTAAAATTCTAAACAATAATTTTTTTTGATTTTTCCATTACTTCCTTTATGCCTTTCAAACAACTTTTCACATGTTTCAAATTATGATAGACTATATTACTTGCTCTTCGTTCAAATTGAAATCGTGCTTGCATAAAATACGACATATAAACTTTATGATTATTTAAAGTATTATTTGATAAAAATCCAATAAAATCTAATAACTCTTCTATATTTTCACCCTTTTTAAATAATTTAATTGCTTTAGTTATTTCGTTTTGTAATTCATCCAAACCTTTTTCAACGCTTTTATGTTTTGAATAATAATTTCCTAATCGACCATAATTAAGAACTCCACCATAGGTTTTATGTTCCTTTTTTGCTTTTTCTATATATGACCTCGTGTTGTCTAGAGTGCCTTCTATCATTTGTTTAGTCTTTTGTTCTTTGTATCCTTTAACAAACCAAAAGTCTGCCCGTTCTTTAGGTGGAATAATTTTTCTAAAAGCTCCCAAAGAATCGCTTTCTATTTTACACTTTTCGCAACAAAAAAAGTACTCATAGTCAGGCATTTTCTTTTTAAAAATTCTAAATTCTAAACATCCGTCATCAACAATTTTCATGCCATTGTATTGTCTTATTGCTTTAATATAGTTCCCGCACTTGCCACATCGAAAAAGTGTTTCAACAACTTTAAATTTCTTTTCCATTTTTGTCTCCTTTTTTAAATATGATTAATTGTACCATTTTACACAATAAACTTTTTTGATGTTTTTCGTTCACTTCTTTTTGCTTTTGTTCCTGTTTTTCTTTTTCTTCTAGATAGTTTGCTGCAAATTCAAGAAATTTTTTCCCTTCTTCTCGAATCATTTTCTCTGTAAATTCTCTTATCAATTCTAATTCCATTTCTTCCGTAAATTCTCTTTTAAAAAGTACAATCACTTGTTTGTTTTTGAATTTTTCTGGAAAGTGTTCTTTTAGAAAATCTTTTTTAAATTTATAAAATTCCTCCTAACCAAAATCTGTTAAATTTTCATAAAAAAGCTTTTTGTCACCCATTAAATCATAAACATCATAATTTCCCCATTTACTCGCTCCTTTTGCCTCTCTTAGAATATCACTCATTCTTTATCCTCCTTAAACACCTTTTTATTATAATTAATTATACCACTTTATACTCTAATCGCAAAAAACTTTATAATCCAAACCAATCCGTAAATCACAAGCAGATTTACAATCATAGCAATTAAAGATGCTATTATATTGCTTATGTTGAATTTGAATGTTTTTATCTTGTTTTTAAATACAAGAACTAATCCGTAGACGTATCTTACTAGCACTGATGCAGCCGTTAATGTAATTAGTCCACTTATCATTCTCGTTATTATTTCCATTTATTCCTCCTAATTTTATAAATTCTCACCATAATCGTTTATTTTATCATATTGTTCCTTTGCCTTTTTAAGTTCTGCTTCATACTCAGATATTTTATTCTCAAGTTCTTTAAGCTCTCCTTTATTTTTGCTTTCTAAATATTCTTTTAATTTTGTAAATTTTTTATCAAATTGAGAACTTACTTCTTCTATTGATAAATCCCAACTTTGATAATCTTTCATATCACTTAAACGTATATCAAACTGTATTTTCTTTTCATAATTTAACTCGAACGATATAATGAGATAATCTATGTAATTTGTGTGTTCTTTTATTTCAAATTTTCTTACTGTTTCATCTTTCAATATTTCAGTTAATTCTTTTATTTTTATCCCATATAATTCAATAAGTTCCATTTTATTTCCTCATTTCTTTTTATACTTGTCTTTATTCAATATCTTCTCAAAAGTTGCTCTTTTATCATTTTTACTCCAAAAATTTCCAAAAAAGCCACGTTTTTCCCAGTTTTTTAAATTAAACTGCATTCTATCCTTGTTTTTCATACTTTCCTCCTCAACTTTATCGTTTTCCCAACATCATCCAAACGTTCTCGATGCCATTTTGCCGACACCAGCAATATGCTTTTCGTTGGTTTCAACAAAATGGTTTTACCCTGGATCTATTACTTTCAATAAAAACTCATACAATCCGCAAGCCATAAGTATTCCAAAACCTAAACTTGCTAACATTCCAAGCAGATTATAATTCTTCATTCTTTCAACTGCATTTTCAAATATTGCAGCAATAAGTGCAATCCAAAGTAAAATTGGCACTAGCAATATTAGTAATATCACTATTTTCATGTCTACTCCTAATCTTTTTCTAACAAAAATGATTTTTCACGACTGAACTTTATTTTTCTTCGTAAATTTCTAAAGTCCCTTGAATTTTATCATCTTCAATCACAAATATTCTATCATTTGTAGTTTTGTAATAAAATAATGTAAATCCGTCGTCATCTTCTTTTTTCTTATCTAATTCAAGCAATTGACACATTTCAATCAGAAGCCCTTTTTCTAGCAAATTATTATCCCAGATTTCTAAAAAAATTCGTTCATAATCCTGTTTTTCTTTTTGCGTCATTTTCTATTCCTCCTTAAATCCTTTAAAATGATTTTTATAAATTTTCTTCAGTTCTTTTATTTGTTCATCATCCAAATAAATACCCTTTACGTTGTATTTTCTTTCAAACGTCTGAACTCCCCAATTATGTTTCTGATTGTGATGTAATCTACACAATGATATGTACCGACCTTCCCGTCCAGTATCTTTTTTATAAGTTCCGTGAGTGCTTGCGATTGAATCCCAATGTTCCAAATCTATACTGTTATTTTCTGTATGATATTTTCCACATACAGCACATTTTCTATGTTTCAGCATAGAATAAATATATTTTTCTTCATTCTGCTGTTTATATAGCATTTGCATTTCTTCCCACATTGCTATATCGTTCTGTAAAAAATAGTCAAACAGAAAATTGGTAAATGCCACAGCTTCAGTATTGCTCATTAATTTAAGTGCCAAGCTAAAAGTATCATTCAGTTTTATAAATAACATTTGAATTTCATCGGTTACAAAATCCATTAAATCGTTTGTGATTATATTGATTTTGCTTTCTTTTGTGTAATTCTTGTCAATTATATCTCCAATTCTGTCTTTCAGCTTGCTTTCCATATTCTTAAAAGGATCATATCCCTTTATATTCTTGCCACTATGCTTAATATAAAGTTTTTTCAAGTCTTCCTTTGCCTTATAAAGAAAGTAGTCAGAAATGGCAGGCTTTTGCTTGCTAGTCTGCCAATTTATGTCTACACCTTTCAGCTTGTAAGCATAGCAGTCTATAAACCAGTAAATTAATTTTTGGTTTTCCCTGCTCATTCTTTTGGACATTTTCTCTTTGTCTTCCTTTTCTTAATAAATTTAATACCTTTAAATAAATTAGCGTTCAACTTCATAAAGTTGAAATCGCTATCATTTACTTCGATTCCACTTAATAATCTAATTTTTATTTTTTCCAATATATTTTCATCCATTTTTCCTCCATAAAAAAATCACAGCCAAATTAATAACTGTGATTTAATAAATTTTTATATTTTCTAATCTTTTTACCTCCTGTACTTTTAAAATATAATATTTTACTTTATCTTTTTCTTTAACTTCTTTCATATCCACAATGAATATATCTTGTGAACTAAGTAAGATTTCTCCAGCATGAAGTTTTTTTAAAAATTCTTGATCCCAAACAGAGACTTTTGTAATTTCATTATTAAAAATTACATCCCATTGCGAATTTCCTTGAAAAGGTACTTTGTATACCTTCAGTTCTATATTTTCTAATAAATTTTCCAGTTCTTCTTCTGTATCTTCAGTTTCTTTTTCTTCCGCAGTCATTACGTTCATATCTTCTTTAGATAATTCTAATTCTGCATCTTCATTGTTGAGAAAATATTTTAAATTTTCTCTATCTTTTATTTTTTTTATACTTTTTTTTATTTCTTTGCTTACATCTGGATTTGATAAATATAAATTTACAGTTTCGATATTATAATTATTAACTTCTCCATAATAATTAGTTATATTTCCAGTATCAGGATCTATTTTTTTAAATTTTTTCCCTTTTAAGTCTTTTACTAATTTTATAATCTCTAAATACATTTTTATTATCGTTGCCGCCGATACAACATATCCTGTTATTTTTAAAATTTCAGGAGTTATCGCAGAAAAATCTAAAATAACAGAACCTTTATCTGAAGCTTTGAAATTTAATTTAAAATAAGAATCCTTTGCATTTATTGATGTTATTTTTGCTAAAGTATCGTACGTTCCTTTTAAAAATTCTGACAGTTCTTTTGCATCAATTTCATCAGAACCACCAATTTTGACTTTTAAATCTGCTTTGGTTTCGTTATACATTTTCCACATTTTATTTCCTTTCTTCGGAATAATATATTATATCCTGAATTTCAGAAAAAGCAATGCTTTCACAGTTACTATTTAGTTGTCATTGTCCTTTTATCAACTTAATCTCTTCTATCTCAATTCCTCAATTCCGCTTTTTCTATCCAGTTCTGTACGTATGCCAGTGCTTCAGTTAAGTCTTTTCTCTTAATATCACGGTAGCTTGCAACTCCAAACCTGTCCTTTAAATCTCTGTAAATTGCAGGAAACATTAAATTTCTGTCAGCGTCTATCACATCCAGCCTTTGATAAACTCTTATCGAAACTGCTTTTTGTAATTTTCTTTGTTCTGTATGGTCTATTCTTATCTCGTTATCAACTTTGTTTTCCACGATGTCAATTCTATGCTTGACACTTTTCATTTCGTTTGCCTGCAATATGATCATATCTTCTACTGTCATTGGTTTTTGAAGCTGTTCAATCTTTTCGATAAGTTTAAATCTTGTTTCAGCATTATATCTTGCACCAAGTTGTAGCACTCCTTTGTAATTCAAAAGAAATGCAGGTTGATTTCTGTTAAAATTATCAATATATGTGGTTGGCTG